AGAAGGAAGCGCAAGACCGGCGTCGAACGGTTCAGCCGGGAGCGCAGGGCGCAGGAGTCGGATCGGATCGAGACGTTCGGCTTCCGACCGCTGCCGAGCAAGGCGGTGTGCCCGGATTGTGGAGCGCCGTGGCGTCCCGTCTGCACGACGCCCCGCTGTCCCGGCAAGCACGAGCCGGTACGGGTCATCAGGAGGGAACGGCAGGACGGACGCCGCTTCGAGCGGTGAACTGGCCCTACTTCGGCAGGAGGCGCGCGATGGCGGCAACGACACACCTGAAGCTCGTCCAGACAGACCCGGATACGGGAATCACCTGGCTTGACCTTGCGCGCCTCCCGGCGCATGACGAGCACGTCGCGTTCACCGGCCTGGACGGCGTGATCCGCCTCGACGTGCCGGAGAGCTTCGACGTGTTCCGGTTCGATGGCGTCCTGTACGAGGTGCAAGGTGTAGACAGGCCCCGCAAACGAGCGTGGGTGGAGTCGGTGAGGGAGATCGGGGAGCGCGCAGAGCCCGCGGGCCTCAGCCGCGCCCCGATTGAGGGTGCCGAGGGCATAGGAGAAGCCGCGTGAGACGGCGCTGTACGCCCGCGTGTGGCCCGACCGGGGGGTACCCGGGGGCGTCGGCTATCCAGAGGAGGCGGGATGCGAGAGACAGTCAGTTGTAAGGCGCTCACACTGCACCAGCCGTGGGCGACGATCATCGCGCTCGGCCTGAAACACGTCGAGACGCGGAGCTGGCCGACCGCCTACCGCGGACGCCTCGCGATCCACGCCGGACGCGCCCCCCTCGACCCGGGGATGACCATCGTCTGCGCGGCGCTCGCAGAGGCGGGCCTCGCCGTCACAGTCCACCAGGTGGAGATGGCCCGCTACCCGCTCGGCGCGATAGTCGCCTTCTGCGACCTCGTCGACTGCGTACCGATGACGGACGAAACGATCCGGGAGGCGCGGCTGGTCGAGCGGTGCGTCGGCGACTGGCAACCCGGCCGGTTCGCGTGGCACCTCGACAACATCGTCCCCGTCGACCCGATCCCGATGCGCGGCGCTCAAGGCCTGTGGGACTGCGAGCTACCCGCATGATGGAAGGCCGGATCACCGCCGACCGCGACGGCGTCCCCTACGTCGTCGTCCCCGTCTCGCTGTACCTCGACTTCTTCAACCAGCTCTGCCAAGGCCTCGTCGGCATCGTCCAGCTACGCCCTGACGGCCGCGGCGGGTGGTGCCTCGACCTGGCCGAGAACGCGCCGGTGCTGACCGCAGACGCGCAGCCCGCCGAGGAGCAGCCCGATGAGTAGCCTGCTCCGCCTGCGGACTAGCCGCTGGATCACACACCCGTGGCTCCGCTGGTGGATCTGCCGACTCGCCCTCGCGGAGAACGGCATCGAGTACCCCTACGACCACCCGGAGGACTGACGTGGTCGGACGCTTCTTCGACTGGCTCTGGCCGCAGACGCCGTGGGACGCAAGCCGGTGCCCGAGGAACACCGCTCTAGGCGCGATCATTGGAGTGGTAGCGGGATTCCTCGCAGGGAGGTGGCTGTGATGGCGTTGGACAACGGAGCGAAGCGCGGCGGGCGCGACGGGCGGAAGGCCGCGGCGCGCGAGAAGGTGTTCGAGCTCAGACTGGCCGGCGTCCCGTTCCGCGCGATCGGGAAAGAGGTCGGCGTCTCGCATACCTACGCGATGCGGCTCTACCGGGAGGCGCTGTCGGAGCGCAGCAAGCACGTCGAGGAGTTGAAGGATCTCCACGTCACCGTCGAGTTGGAGCGGCTCGACAAGCTGATCCTGGCGCACTGGCCGAACCGGAGCCACCCGCAGCACGCCGCGGTCATCCTGCGGTGCCTGGATACGAAGGCGAAGCTGCTCGGGTTGCACGCGCCGACGAAGGTGGAGCATCAGGGCGTGATCGGCGTGGAGACGGTCGAGGATCGGCGGCGGCGGATCATGGAGGAAGCCGCGGATGACATCGCGAACATGACGCCTGAGCAGCTGGCCGCGGCGGCGGCGGCGCTCGTAGCCGACTCGGCATGATCGTCGCGGGGGAGCACCCCGAGGTTCAGATCGCGCGGCGTCGGGCGGCGCTGCGCCTGTTCGCTATCGAGGGCGACCCGACCGCGCGAGGCTACGGCGAGGCGTTCATGCGTACCTACTTCCCGCACTACGCGAGCCGGAAGGATGGGACGGTGATCCCCGGCGCTGACTGGCACGCCGACTTCGACCGCCAGGTCTACGGGTCGCTCGGCAGCGGTGTGCGTAAGGTGTTCCTCGCGCCGCGCGGCTATGCCAAGAGCACGAAGGTGTCGTTGGAGACGCCGATCATCTGCCTGGCCCGGAAGCTGAAGTGGTACATCCTGATGGTGCAGGAGACGGGGCCGCAGGCGAAACAGGCGATGTCGCAGATCATCAGCGAGTTGGACGAGAACGAGAAGCTGCTCGCCGACTTCCCCCACCTGAAGCGCAAGTACGTGAAGGGCCGGCCGGTGGCCGACCGCGACGACGACATCGTGTTCGAGTCGAACGCGCGTATCCAGGCGCTCGGCGCGGGCGGCTCGCTGCGTGGGCGGCGCAACAAGCAGGACAGGCCCGACCTGGTGTTGATCGACGACCTGGAGGACGACGAGCACGTCAAGACGTCATTCCAGCGGGAGAAGCTGGACGACTGGCTGTCCGCCGCTCTGCTCGGTGCCCTCGTGCCGGAGAGCGACGTGTACTACGTCGGGACGTTGCTGCACCACGACGCTGTCCTCGCCCGGGTGATGAAGCGTGGCGCTCCGTGGCAGCCGTACCGGTACGAGGCGATCACCGACCGCGGCGCGTTCGCCGAGTTGGTCGGCCAGGCGGAGGAGGCCATCGAGAGCCTGGTATCGGAGGGGCTGCTCGACCGCGGCGCGTGGGACGAGCGGCTGATCGCCAGTCGGATCGACCCGGAGGTGGTGCGGACGGCGAGCGAGGCGTCGACGTGGCCCGAGCTGTGGCACGCGATGGCGCTGCTCAAGAAGCGCAAGGAGATGGGCAGCGCCGCCTTCTCCCGCGAGTTGCTGCACGAGCCGGTCGATGACGCCGACAAGCCGTTCCCCCGCGAGCACTTCCAGTACCGCAACATGCGGTCACGCCTGCTCGCCGCGGAGGCCGGCGAGTTCAGCAGCGTGAAGTTGAAGATCGTCGTCGACCCGGCGATAGGCCAGAAGAAGACGAACGACTACTCGGCGATCCAGGTCTGCGCCCGCGTAGAGCGCGGCACGTATGACGTCCTCGACGTGTGGCAGGGCCGCGTCACCAAAAGCAAGCTGATGGCCCGGTTGAACAGCCTGCACGAGTTGTGGCGCAGGTATCACCCGGTGATCGTCGCCGAGTCGGTGCAGGCGCAGGCGTGGCTGGCTCAGTCGCTGCGGGAGGAGTACAACCTGCCGGTCAAGGAGATCACTCCGCACAAGGACAAGGAGCTACGCGCCGCTCCGATCTCGGTGCTCTACGAGAACCATCAGGTGTTCCACGACGAGTCGCTGCGCGAGTCCGAGTTCGAGCTGCAGATGACGCAGTTCCCCGCTGCGGAGCATGACGACATGGTCGACGCGAACGTGTACGGCCTGACGGAGCTGTCCGGCAAGGCGACGCCCAGGGCGACCCGGTTGTAGGCCGGTGGGTCGTACCCGCGTAGAGTTGGACTGTCCACCCTCGTTTGTGGTAGGAGCTTGGCCGCACTCATAGACCGCCTTCGTGGGCGGAAGGCGTCTCAGACAACCCGGGTGATCGTCTCCCAGCTGTTCGGGGTGAAGGAACCCGTCTACACCCCCCGCGACTACAAGCGGCTGGCGGAGCAGGGATACGAGTGGAACACGTGGGTGTACACCTGCGTGTCGGGCATCACGAAGGCGGGGAAGGGCATCCCCTGGATTCTCTACGAGGGGATGGGCGGTCCCGGCCAGACGGCGGCGCGGGCGATCCGCAGCGGCCAGTACGGGCAGGGCCAGCGCCGCGCGATCCAGCGCGCGGTGCAGCGCAAGGAGCTTCGAGAGGTGGACAGCCACCCGCTGCTCGACCTGCTCGCGAAGCCGAACCCGGAGCAGGGCGGCGGCGGTTTCATGGAGGCGTACCTCGGCTACTGGCTGCTCGCCGGGAACAGTTACGTCGAGGCGGTGCGGGCGGGGGACAAGCCGCCGTTCGAGCTGTGGCCGCTGCGCCCGGATCGGATGACTGTCCTGCCGTCCCCGTCGAACCGGATCGGCGGGTACGTCTACAAGTCGGGCGGCTCGTCGGTCACGTTCAAGCCCAACGAGGTGCTGCACTCGAAGTTCTTCCACCCGACGAACGACTGGTATGGCCTGTCGCCGATCGAAGCGGCGGCTCGCGCGGTGGACAGGGACAACGCGGCGGAGGCGTGGAACACCGCGCTCCTGCAGAACGGTGCCCGCCCGTCTGGCGCGTTGACGACGGAGGGGGAGCTTGACCCGCAGCAGCGCGCCGACCTGAAAGACGCCCTCGATGACCGGTCGCGCCCCGAGGCGGCGGGTCGGGCCCTGCTCCTCGAAGGCGGACTCAGCTGGCAGGAGATGGGCCTGACGCCCAGGGATATGGACTGGCTGCAGTCGCAGAAGTGGGGGATGAAGCGGATCTGCAACACGTTCGGCTACCCCGTGCTGCTGGCCGACCCCGAGCTTGGCGGCTCGTTCAGCACCGACTACAAGGAGGCGCGCACCGCGCTCTACCAGGACACCGTCCTGCCGCTGATGGATCACGCGCGGGACGACCTGAACGGGTGGCTCGCGCCGATGTTCGACTCGGGCCTGGTGCTCGCGTACGACCCGGACGCCGTCGAGGCGCTGCAGGAGGATCGGAACGAGGCGTGGAAGCGGACGCAAGACCCGCGGATGACCGTCGACGAGCAGCGCGAAGCGGTCGGCATGGAACCACTCCCCAACGGCGGGGGCCAGGTCATCATCCTGCCGGTCGGCGCGCAGGTCAGAGCGGTAGACGCGCTGTCCGACGCGGACGCCGCCTACCACGCCGGGATCGGCGACGAAGGCGACGACACGACGACGCCTGGCGGGAAGGGGCGGAAGGCGGAGCCGTGGTGGGCGGAGATGAGCGAGGCGTGGATGCAGCAGACGACGGCGCACCGCGTCAAGCAGATCACCGACTACACCCGCGTCCTGGTCAACGTCACGCTCGCCAAGGGCGCAGAGCAGGGCCACACCCCCGCGTTGCTCGCCCAGGCGGTGCGCCGCGCGTACGCCGAGATGGGCGACCAGCGCGCCGACGTGATCGCGCGCAGCGAGATCAACTGCGCCGCGAACGCGGGCAGCCGCTTCGCCGCTCTCTCTGCCGGACTCGACCTCGAGAAGGAGTGGGTGTCAGACCGGGGCGACCGGCACGCGAAGATGGACGGCCAGCGCCGCGCGATGTTCGACTCCTACGACGTCGACGGCTACCCCGGCATGTTCCCCGCCGACCCCGACCTGCCCGCCGGCGAGGCGGCGAACTGTAGGTGCATGGAGGTCTACCACCACCTCCGCAAGGCGCACGCGCCGGAACGCCGGATGGAGTTGCTGGCCGAGCACGCCCGGTACCGCCGCGCCTGGGAACACACCCTCGCAGAGGATGCCAGGCGCTTGTTCGCCCGGGAGGGGGATACCGTCGCCGCGGCGATAGCAGGCGCGGCCGACACAGCGGCTGCTAGCCGCGTCACAGAGGCCTTGCCGGTCGCGCATTGGGAGGCGCTGCTGCGTACCAGCTACCGCGCGGTGATGGAGGACTTCGGCGCTCGCACGCTGGGAGAGCTTCGGTGAACCTCCTGCTCGCCTACTACTCGCGCGCCGCTGTCCACCAGGCGCAGGGCGGGGGCATCACCGTCCACTGGTCGATAGCCGCCATCGTAGCGCTGTGCGTGTGGTCGCTGATCCGCGAGTACCGCCACCACACCGCGCCGAAGCGCGCAGCGAAGCAGCGGCTCCGCGAGGAGTGCGAAGTGTTCGGCCACACGTGGGGCGAGGCGTACTTGGCGATGGGCGAGTACAACCGGGACTGTCGCCACTGTGGGAAGCAGCAGCACACGACCGCAGGGATCTGGCCGGGAGAAGCCTGATGCTGTTCGCCGCCCGGTGCCTGCCCGACAACGCGAACGGCCTCACCGACGAACAGTGCCTCCAGGCGCTGCAGACGCGGCTTGGCCGCGACTTCGACGTGTGGAACACGACCAGCGGGGAGAGCGTCCAGAGCACGACGAACGTCGCGGCTACCTGGCCGACCACGTTCGAGAATGACTGCGTCGCGGCGGGCAAGAAGGTCTACAACCAGCTGCACTTCAACCAGTCGGCCGGGTCGGGCGGCGCGAGCGACCTGACGTGGCCCGACCTGCTCAACTCGGGCCGCGCGTTGCACTCGGCGGCGGTGTCGCAGATGCAGGCGTTCGCGCAGCGGCGGCTCACGATGCCGGCGCAGTGCCTGTACCAGTGCTTCCACCATGAGCCGGAGGATGACGCGAAGGGCAACGGGTTCGGCGCGGGCCAGCCGTGGCTCGACGCGACCGCCACGTACAACGGCATCACCGGCATCACCTCGACGACGACCGACGCCGCCATCGCCGCGGGCCACGTCATCAACTGCGCGGGCGGCGGAGGCCTCCCCGCCAGCGGCGCGCTGTGCGACGCGCAGACCGGCGCAGCGTTCACCTACACGTTGAGCGGGTCGGCGTTGACGGTCGGCACCGTCCTCATCGCGGGCGCGGTCAACTCGGGCGACACGTTGCAGCAGGCGTGGACGCAGGACTTGAAAGCGCAGACGTATGACGCCGCGGCCCCCGCCGCCGCCGCCGCCCTGTTCGCCGCCGCCCAGAAACAGGCGTGGGCGATCTGGGAAGCCGAAGGCTTGACTCGCGGCGGGTCGTCGCCGCTGATAGCCCGCGTCCTCAACTTTATGAGCGGTTCGTGGGAGAACGGCCACTTCGGCGGCGGCAGCGTCTGGGCGGGCGCGGTCGACCCCAACGTGTTCGACATCGTCTCGTCCGACGCCTACGTCCAGCCAGGCAACGGCGACAACCTCCACATCGGCACCATCGGCACGCCTGGGAGCAACCTCGCGACGAGCCTCGCCTGGGCGATCAGCCACGGCAAGAAGTGGGCGGTCGGCGAGCACGGCGTCGCCCCGGTCGTCGGCCACGGAGCCGTCACCGACCCGCAGAGCAAGGCGTACTACTTCCGCCACCTCCTGCTCCCCTACCTCCTCGACCAGGCGCCCCACGTCGAGTTCTTCACCTTCCAGGGCAACACCGAGGTCGGGATCGCCGCGACCGTCCAGAGCGGGGGCACCTACACCGGCCCGGTGAACATCCCGCTCACCTCCACGCCGGCCGGTGCGAGCGGCGGCGGCACCGCCCACTTCCCCAACTCGTCGGCATACGTCATCTACGACAGCGTCTCGGGTGCCAACCTGCACCTCCCGGCCGGGTCGAGCGTCACCGTCGCGACGAACGACCCGGTCACCCTCTGGCAGGGCCGGCACTCCTATGGTGATTGGGACGACGCGAACCAGTCGGACTGCACCGCCGCTCTCTCCGCCATCGTCACGAACACCGATCTACAGAACCCTGGAGGCATGGTTATGAACCTGTTCCCGTACTACAAGCAGAACGCGCTGAACCCGGCCGCGGCTGACCACGTCGACTACGTGGCCGACAACATCAAGGTCGCCCTGATCTCGGGCTACACCTACACCGCGGCGAACAAGTACCTGGCCGACGCGGTGACCAGCGGCGCGACGATCATCGCCCGGTCTGGCAACATCGGCACCAAGACGGACGTGAACGGCACCGCGGGCGCGGCGAACGAGACGATCACCGCCGTCGCTGCGGGGCATACGATCACCGGCATCCTCGTCTACAAGGACACCGGGTCTGACGCGACTTCTCCGCTGGTCGCGCACATCGACCAGGATCAGAGCGCAGTCGCGCTGTCCCTGGCGACCAACGGGTCGGACATCACCGTCTCGTGGGACGCCAGCGGCATCTACGACATCTAGAGGTATAGGGCGTGTCTGTCACGCTCGTACATGACGAGGGCCACGTCAACGCGGGCGCGTCTGACCCGCTGTCGTTCGCCTATTCGCTGGCGACAGCCGGGAACGGCCTGGCGGTGTATGTCGTGTCGAGGCAGGCAGCCGTCACGAGTTTCACCGACACGGGCGGCAACACATGGTCGTCGACGCCAGCGAAGACTGCCGGATCGCGGCACGGCCAGTGGTGGTACTGCCTCGCCCCCGCTGCGCCGGGGACGATCAGCATCGCGCAGGGCGTCGCGGCGGACATCTCCTGCCACGTGTTCGAGTTCTCGGGGCATGACACGTCGGCCATCGACTCGCACGGCGAGGGCACGACCGCCTCCGCGACGACTCACGCGCAGGCGATCACGACGGTCGCCGCCGACGTGCTCCTCCTCGCCGCGATTGGCAAGAACGGTGGTGGTACAGACACCGCCGACTTGACGGGCGGCTTCACCACCACCTACACCGAGGACAAGTCGACCGGCTCGCAGGCGTGTGCCCTGCTCGCGCAGACGGGTATCACCTCCTCGGCGGGGACGGACACGGCGACATGGACGACGACGTCGAGCGTAGCGACGGTGATGGGCGTCCTTGGCATCGCGCAGGCGGCGGGCGGCAGCCCGCAGACGCTCCTGGTCGGGAAGGTCGCGACCAGCGTCCAGGTGTTCGGCGCGAACATCGCCGGGTCGGGTGCCGCCACGTTCCCGGTCGGGAAGGTCGCTACCAGCGTGCAGACGTTCGGCGCGAACCTGGCGGGGGCCGGAGCGGCATCGCTGCTCGTCGGTCACGTCACGACGGGCCAGGCGGTGTATGGCGCAGACCTGGTGGCCGCGCCGACGCCGCTCCCCGTAGGCCACGTCGCGTCGAGCGGGGCGGCGTTCGGCGCGAACCTCGCCGGTAGCAGCGCGGTCGCCCTACCAGTCGGGAAGATCACCAGCGGCGTCCAGGTGTTCGGCGCGAACCTCGCCGGGTCGGGAGCCGCCACGCAGCCGGTCGGGAAGGCCCCCTCGATGAGCCTGGCGCGCGCTGCGAACCTCGCGGTGGGCGGAGCCGCGCCGCTGCTCGTCAACCACGTACCGACAAGCGCGCAGGTGTTCGGCGCGAACCTCGTCATCGCGGGCGCGCTGATGCCGGGGAAGGTGACAAGCACCGCAGCCCCGTTCGGCGCGAACCTCACAGGGGCGGGCGCGGCGACACTCTCGGCCGGCAAGGTCACCGGCACCGCCGCCACGTTCGGCGCGAACATCGCAGGGGCCGGGGCGGTACCCCTCGCCGCGGGCAAGGTCGCCGGGACGGGACAGCCGTACGGCGTGAAGCTGCGCCCGCTGCCCACCGGCGCGCCGCTCCCCGTAGGGAAGGTGCCCAGCGGCGGTCAGGTGTTCGGCGTCGACCTGGTGGCCGCGGGGACGCTCGCCCCCGGCAAAGTCTCGAGCGGAGCGGCGGTGTTCGGCGTCACGCTGGCGGGCGCTGGCGCGGTGCCGCTCGCGGCCGGGAAGGTAGTCAGCGCGAGCGCCGAGTACGGCGTCAACCTGTCTGGCAGCGGAGCGGTCACGTTCCGCGTCGGCCACGTCTCCTCCACGGCATCCCCGTTCGGTGCGAACCTGGCAGCGAGCGGCGCTGCGCCTCTACGCGCCGGCCACGTCTCGACCAGCTCGACCCCGTTCGGCGCGAACCTGTCAGGCGCTGGGGCGGTGCCGCTCCTCGTGGGGCTCGTCTCGTCGTCGCCGACCGTGTTCGGCGCGAACCTGACACCCGGCCCCGTCAGCTTCCCGGTCGGGAAGGTAGCGAGCGGGGGGCGGGCGTACGGCGCGAACGTCACCCCCGCGGGCGCGGCGAGTCTGCTCGCCGGCCGCGTGTCCTCGGTGACGCGGGTGTACGGCGCGAGCCTCGGTACCGGCGTGCAGATCGTCGTCGTTCCGGTCGGCGCGGTTGGCTCTCCGACGCTGCGCGAGGGTACGGTCGGCGTGGGCGGCGCGGCGGGCGCGATAGGAGCGCCGACAGAGCGCGGGGCCTCTGTAGGCGTCGGCGGCGCGGTAGCCTCAGTGGGAGACCCCGAAGGAGCGAATAGCCGATGAGCACTCTCACGATCACGCAGGGCGACACGTACGAGTTCCCGGTCACCGTCACCGACCAGGTGTCGGGCGCTCCGATCGACCTGACCGGCGCGAGTCTCTACTTGACGGTGAAGCAGCGGCCGAGTGACGCCGACCCGGGCCTGTGCCAGCTGACGATAGGCCAGGGCATCACGCTGCTCACGCAGAGCGGTGGGACGCTCGGCCAGGCGAACGTCCGGTTCTCCCCGGCGCAGACCGGCGCGTTCCCCGCGCCCGCCTTCCTGCGGTGGGACTTGCAGTACGACAACAACGGCGGAGACGCGTGGACGGTCTCCTCTGGGATCGTCGCTACGCAGGAGCAGGTCACCGCCCATGCGTGACGCGGGTTGGTACACGGCTCGTGTCGGAGTGCAACGATGGGGTTGACGTTCAGCGTGTGAGGTAGGTTGTTGCGCGAGTTCCGCACAGCGGTCGAGCAGACGGAGATCAAGGCCCCGGACGGCCGCAACCTGGAACGGGTCACGTTCGCGTGTGAGATCAAGGATCTCGACGAGAAGGGCCGCGGCGTCGGCTACCTGTCGGTCTACGGCAACGAGGACTCCTACGGCGACGTGGTCGATGAGGGCGCGTTCGTCAAGACCTGCGCGGAGCGGTCGGCGGAGAACCCGCTGCCCTTCTTGTGGCAGCACTACAGCGACGAGCCGATCGGTGTCTACACCAAGCTCGACCCGCGCGACAGCTACGGCTTGCGGACGGAGTTCCGGTACGTCCTGTCGGTGCAGCGCGCACGGGAGGCGTACGACCTGGCCCAGGCGAAGGCGTGCAAGGGCCAGAGCATCGGCTTCACGACGCTGAAGGACTCGAAGGACAGCGACGGTCGCCGCCACCTCCACGAGCTACGCCTGTGGGAGGGCAGCCAGGTGACGTTCCCGGCGAACGACCTGGCGACCATCGGCGGCGTCAAGAGCGGGATGCGCGAACAGATGATCCTCGACCTGCTCACCGAGATTCGCGCCGCCATCGAGCACAAGTGGGACGGCTCGGCGAGCCGGTACACCGACCACGAGTGGATGGCGGCGTGCATTCTTGACCGGGGAGAGGCGTTCGACACCGCGAAAGAACGCTACGGCCTGCCCATAGCAGACCCCGGCAAGTCGTACACCACGCCCGACCCGGGCGGCGTCAGCGCCGCGGCGAGCCGGATCGACCAGGTGTCGGCCAGCCCCGAGGCGAAGCACACCGCGTACCTCAAGCTGGTGACCGCCTACCACACCATCGGCCACCCCGTCCCCGACAACGTCGCCGCGGGGGCGCAAGGCAAAAGCTTCGACCCGCAAACAGCCGAGCTTGCCTCACTGTTGGCAGAGGTCAAGGCCGCACTCTCAGGAGCCGCGGCACCCACCCCCGAGCCGACCGCCCAGGTCACTCGTGAGGAGCGAGCCGCCATCGCAGACCTGCGACGGCGAATGGAAACAGTCCTGAGCGAGAGGTAACAAGGTGGACCCCGAAATCAAGGCACTCGTCGAGGAGTCGCAGAAGCTCCTCGGCATGATGCGCGACAAGGACAAGCAGGCCGCCGAGGAGCGCGAGAAGTACGGCAAGGAGCTGGAGGAGACGAAGGCTCAGATCGCCGCGATGGACAAGCGCTTCGAGGAAGCCGACGAGCGGATCGAGAAGCTGCTCACCGAGGCCAAGAGCAAGGTCGAGGGCGAGCGCGGCAACGGCGTCACCGAGATGGACGAGAAGGCCGCGCAGGTCTACACGCGCCGCGCCGGCCGAGAGGTCACCGCGGAGCAGGCCCGCGACCACCGCAAGGCGTTCCTGAACTGGATGCGCTACGGCGCGCAGGAGATGGACGCCGCCGAGCGGAAGAACCTGGTCGAGGACGCGACCGGTGAGCTGATCGTGATGTTCGACCTGGACGCCGAGCTCTACCGCGTCCTGCCGCAGCTGAACGTGATCCGTGCTCTGTGCGGGAACCGGCAGACCACGAAGGATCGCCTCCGCGCACGCTCGATCACCGAGCTGTCGGTCGGCTGGGGCAAGATCGAGGTCAGCGGTTCGATCACCGCGTCGAGCGGTGTGCCGTCCGAGGCGTACATGTACGTCGAGGATCTCTACGGTCTGAGCAAGATCGGTGAGGACGAGCTGATGGACGCCGACTTCGCGCTGGAGTCGTACGTCGCAAGCTCGTTCGGCATCGCAATCGCCAACGCCGAGGAGGC